CTCGTCGTTAGCAATCTCTTCCTGCCCTTTATGCAACTTATAAATGCTAACCTCAAGGGAGTTGCCGCTGCCTCGTCGTTTTGGTCTTGCCATGCGTTTTTTTGTCCCTTAGTTTCCTTGTGCGGCGTTTGCCGTGGGGGCTCTACAGTGCGTGAAGGCTGACGGAGATTCGATCTCTCGCCCAAGCACTACGGGATTCACCCTTACCCAAGCAGTATAAGCGGATCGCTCTCGCAGCGACACACGACAACCAAAAAAGTCGTTTCCGTGGGGGGGTAAGGGGGGGATACGTGCGCTCAGGCATCGGGAGATTTCACGTGAAACGTAGATAACTAGGAACTAGCAAGCTTAGGTCGAGAAGGAGTTTCCTCAACAAGCTTAATCTCCACAGTTTGCTTAGAATCCGTTTGAATCTGCTGTTTATCGCCAAATTCTGCCGGATTCATGCGTCTAGCAGCCCACTGCAACGTGTCAATGTGCAATTTGTCCCTAGTAACCGTCCTGTTGTCCGTATATCGGCTGATTTCTAGGGCCTCCTCCGCTAACGCCTGCGCCATCAGTAGCCTAGCCTTGCGATATTCGTAAAACCAGTACTCATCCGACGCTATCCACCGCCTGACAGTCCCCGCTTTTAGCCCATACGGCTCTAACGTGTTCGACATCACCTGCCCATCGGCCATCTCGTTAAAAATGTCCTCCACAACCGCAGACTTTTCTTCCTGCGTGTAGTTAATGGGGGCTTTTTGCTTTCGTTTTAACGCATACCGTAGAGCAGGTGCGCCTTTTTCTAGTGCTTTAGCCATACGCAACGCTAGATCCCGCGCATTTCGTTGTCAAGCTCTCAGTTTTTGTTTGCTCTCACGACAGCCTATACGTCGGTGACTGGGCCGTTCGGGGGGTACACCCCCTACGCGCTCGCTTGCAAGGGATCGCGCCGCGCCGCGCGTTCCTTCTCTGTTCTTGCAACGTTGCAAGCGTTCCCGCGTCATGAGCGGCGCAGCGTGCGGCACGGGGCATGCAAGCGCGACCCGCAGCCGTCGCCTCGCAAGGTTAACGAGTAGACTTTTTGCAACCTACCGGGAGCCGTTGCAATCAATCGCTTGCTGCCCCTTTTGCAAAGTTTGCAATTTTGCTACTATATAGTCTGGTTGTCGCAACTGAGACGATAACCCGAACGGAGAAACACAATGAACCGCAGAACGTACCGCAGGATCCACCGGCTCGAAGACCTGAAGCTTGGGAGCCGCTACCGTTGCAACCCAACCGTTGCAACGTCCGACGATTGGCAAGGAACGAAGGCGCATCAGTTGGTGGACGTTGTTGAGATCCGGAGGGGCAGACACGCTGCCCTAGCAGTCCACACAATCGACAGAACAAAGAACAGCTACACGACGGAGACGGTTGTAGTAAACAACGTATCATTGCCGGGGCTGCGACTCTGGACCGCCACCGGCAAGCCGCCACTTCCGGGGCAAGGTCCGAACAAAGGCCGGAAGCTTAGCAAGAGGGCCGTACCTACGCAGCGTGACCAGATGGAACGCAAGCGGGTGACCCGGAAGGTCGGGCAGCACCATCGGATGGAGGCGTTGGTGCGGCTTGCAACGACCAAGCAACCTGACGGCTTCACCAAGCCGATCTACCTGCCGGGGCCATCCGGGACCGGGAAGTCCTACGCAGCGCAAGCCGTTGCAAAGGGGCTAGGTGCCAACTTCGATGCTTGCGGCACACTAGCAGATAGATACGAACTGACCGGCTTCCGGGATGCTAGCGGCAACGTCACGGAAACAACGTTCCGGCGTATCTGGGAGAATGGCGGCGTGTTCTTGCTAGATGAGCTAGACCGTAGCAACCCGGACGCGATTATCTGGCTGAATATGGCACTATCTAACAACGCGGCGGCGTTCCCGGATGGATTGATGCCGCGCCATAAGGATTGCATCATTATTGCAACCGGCAACACTCGACTGACCGGCCCAACGGCGCGGTACACAACGGCGCAGCGACAAGATGGCGCGTTCTGCGAACGGTTCCTTTTCCTAGACTGGGAACTGGATCTCGAATTGGAAGCGTACCTTGCAAGGGGCAACGAAGCTTGGCTAAAGCGTGTCCGCGCCATCCGGGAAGCAATGGGAAGCATGGGCGGCGACTTTGCAACGTACGCACCGGATAGTCGGACCGTGAACGACGGCGCGGCGTTGCTAGCTAACGGTTTCAGCGTCTCAGACGTTGAGGACATGACGGCTCTCAAGTTGCTAGACGTTGACGGAAAGGCCGCTGTACGGGCTGAAGTTCGCAGCGCGGTTGTTAGCAGCAAGGCAGGGGCCTGATCATGAAAGAAGAAATCAGGTTCTACGATTCGTTCGGCCTTGCTACCAAGGCCCTCAGTTATGCAAAGGGACCTAGCAAGAAAGAACGCAGCGATTGGTACGGAGAATCTTGGGGAGTCATGACTGCCGGCTTAACAACGGGCGGCGTTGGTAGCTAC